CAGCCTAGTTTTGGCCCGCGAGAAGTAGGTGTGTTTGGTGAAATTACTCTATCCCCTAATCGTAATTCGATCAAAGGAGAAGGGTTGTTATTTTTCTATTCACAATGTTTGACGGGAGATAAGGTTGATTCGATTCCGGGCTTAGAAGGCTGTGGGCCTATTAAAGCCTTTGAAATACTAGATGGCTGTGTAGATAGTCAGGATGCATTTAATCGTGTCCTAGAGGCTTATAGAGGGGTCTATGGGGATAAGGCAGAAGAAGAACTGTTGGAACAAGGACGACTATTATGGATGACTAGAGAATTGCATCCTGATGGCAGTCCTGTATTATGGGAGTTTCCTAATAAACAAGAAAACATACAATAACGGAGAATGGACACAAGCACGATTTAACTCATTCGTAAAGAGTGCGTTACGTAGTGCTTCTATCCGTTGGCCACCGAAATATCAGAAACTAAGTGAGGCACTGGTTGGGACAAAAGTAAATCAGAAAACTGGACGAATGGCAAAGCACTATGAGTGCAATCTATGTAAGGGACATTTCCCTGCTAAAGATGTAGAAGTCAATCACATTTTGCCTGTTGTTCCTATTGAAGGGTTTACTTCGTGGGATGTAATTATCGAGAGGATGTTTTGTGAAAAGGACGGGCTAGAAGTAGTTTGTAAACCTTGTCATAAAACAATAACTAAACAGGAAAACGATGAAAGAAAAAGCTATGGAAAATAATAACGAATACAAAGGCTACAGCTTGTTCAACGATATCGAGGATAATGTCCTTCGTACACGTAATCGAGCAGTCACCCTAGCTAATATGGCAGAAAGTCATATGACTCCTAAGAAACAAATTACACCGAAAGGAGCCGCCACTATGTTGAAATACATGGAACTCATTCCGGCTGAAGAGCGTACCCCCGTTACGGAACGTTTTATCCAAGCTATGCAGGAGAGGAATTATGTACTTGCTTGAAGAAGCTGTTAAGAAGGATTTAGGTAAAACTCGTATGGACTTAATTGACCCTCTAGCTATTGAGGGTCTGGCTAAAGTTCTGACATTCGGAGCAGAAAAATATGCTGCACATAATTGGCGTAAGGGGATTGCTAATTCGCGTTTAATTGCCGCAATGCTTCGTCATCTGTTTGCTATTATGCGTGGAGAAGATATTGACCCTGAATCAGGTCTTCCTCATATTGACCATGTAGGTTGTTGCTGGATGTTCATAAGCAATAACATGAAAGTACGTCCAGAGATGGATGATCGTTGGAAGGCATAATGAAATATAAAAAAGGTGATTTAGTGTTCCTGTGGGAAGGAGGACTTCCTGTAACCGTAATGTATGAGTACTCGGGGCACTACGACTTCCAATACACAGGAAGTGATTCTGAAGGTGTGCTGTTCTATTTTAATGATGAGGACGTGTGTGAAACAATCTGATATTCAAGTAACGGCTATTCATCCCGAACGATGGGGGGATGATCTGGATGTTGTTAATGCAGCTAGGGTATCCTTTAACAAAGTTAGTGAAGAGTTCACGGCTAAAGATGAGAAACTGATTCACTATCTGGCCAAGCATAAACACTTCTCTCCCTTCAACCATAGCTTCATTACCCTTCGTGTTAAGGCTCCTATCTTCGTAGCTAGACAGCTTGTCAAACACAAGTTTATGCCTTGGAATGAAGTGAGTAGGCGTTATGTAGATGAGGAGCCGGAATTCTATTTCCCTGAATATTGGCGTAAGAAGGCTGATAATGTGAAGCAGGGGAGTAGTGAAGAAGCAGTTGAACTTGAACTGGCAACCCCTTGGAATGATGACGGTCTTGTTGATTCTCCTTATCATCAATGTGAAATTGGATTAAGGATTTACCAAGGTATGTTAAAACAAGGTGTTTGTGCTGAACAAGCTAGAATGATTCTTCCGCAAAACATGATGACCGAGTGGATTTGGAGTGGAACACTTGGAGCCTGTTGTGATATGCTTCGTTTACGTCTTGATCCACATACTCAATATGAATCCCGTATTGTAGCTACTAAGGTTCGAGAACTAATTGAACCTGTATTCCCTATTTCTGTAGGAGCATTGCTTGACTAAACATTTTATCATCCCTGACTGCCAAGTACGTCCTGGTGACGACTTCAGATATCTTCGTAATATTGGAAAGTATATTGCGGAGAAAAAACCCGATGTTATTGTATGCCTTGGTGACTTCGCTGACATGCCCTCTCTAAGCTCCTATGACGTGGGGAAGAGACAGTTTGAAGGTCGGAGGTACAAGAACGATATTGAGGCCGTCCATGAGGCTATGGATGCCCTTGTAGAGCCTATTGATAATGAGAAGATTCGCCTCTTTCGCAATAAGAAGAAGAGTTGGACTCCTCGGATGGTTATGACGCTCGGTAATCACGAGAATCGTATTAATCGTGCTGTGGACAATGATGCAAAATTAGAAGGAGTTTTAGGTGAAGACGATTTATACTACCGTGTTTTTGGTTGGGAAGTACATCCTTTTTTGGATGTTGTTGTTATTGATGACATTGCTTATTCCCACTACTTCCCTACTGGTGTGGCTGGTAGACCGGCTACTACAGCTAATGCTCAACTCAGCAAGAAGCACATGTCGTGTGTTGCCGGGCATCAGCAAGGGCTTCAAATTGCTACTGCTCATCGTGCGGACGGTAAAAGGCTCACGTCCATCATAGCAGGTAGTTGTTATGAACATGATGAAGATTATCTTGGCCCACAAGGGAATAAGCATTGGAGGGGCTGCTTAATGTTCCACGAAGTAAATGAAGGGCAGTTTGATCTTATGCCAGTTTCTTTAGACTATTTGAATAAACGATACGGATGATTCATACATTAAACGACTACCAAGCCAAAGCACTCTCTTTCCGTATGGAGAGTGCTAATGAACAATACGCAGTAGAGAATCTAGCTGGAGAAGTAGGAGAACTATTTTCTCTACGTGCTAAAGCAATCAGGGATGGGCGTAAGTTTGATTACGAACAAAACGTTAAAAAGGAATTAGGGGACATTCTTTGGAGCGTTGCTGCAATTGCTGCGGATAATGGATTCACTTTGGCTGATGTTGCTAATGGGAATATTTTCAAACTAGAAAGCCGATCTGCCCGTAATGTCTTGGGTGGTTCGGGAGATAACCGATAATAAGAATAAGGAAATTATGGAACAAAATAATCAATCGCTTCGCTCACAACTACTCCTTCGTCGTACATACAATCGTCCCTTGGATGACGCAGGTAAGAGATTTGAAACATTTGAACAGACAGTAGATCGTGTTATCAATCATCAACGATGGTTGTGGAATCGCTCTCAAGGTTCTACTGTAGAAGTTGCCCTGTTAGGTGAACGAGAAGAAAAGGAATTGAATGAACTCCGACAACTCATGCTTGAACGTAAAGTGCTCATGTCCGGTAGGACATTGTGGCTTGGAGGCACTGATGTTGCTAAGCGACGGGAAGCTTCCCAATTCAACTGCTCCTTCACAAACGTCGAAACAGTCTACGACGTCGTTGACGTACTCTGGCTACTCATGCAGGGATGTGGAGTGGGTTTCCGACCAATTGTTGGTCAGCTTACCGGTTTTCAGAAGCCCATAGATGAACTAGAGATTATTCGTAGTACACGAGATAAGAAGGATGGAGAACAACACAACACAGAAACCTACAACCCAGAAACAGGAGTTTGGACAATCCGAATTGGAGATAGTGCCGAAGCCTGGAGTAAATCCATCGGTAAACTGGTCGCTCATAAGTTTCCCGCCCGTAAACTTGTACTCGATTTTTCACAGATTCGACCGGCAGGTGAACGACTAAAAGGATATGGCTGGATTTCATCAGGTGATGCTTCTCTCGCTAAAGCGTGTGAAAACATATTCGCTATTCTAAACCGTCGATCTGGAAGTCTCCTGAGCCGTATTGATATTCTCGATATTGTCAATTGGCTAGGGACAGTTCTATCTTCTCGCCGTAGCGCGGAGATTGCATTGTTTGAATATGGTGAAGATGAGTGGCAGGAATTTGCTATTGCAAAGAATAACTGGTGGGAAAACAATATCCAACGTGCTCAAAGTAATAAC